CGGCGATGAATGCCGGGCCGTTGACGAAGTCAATCTCTGCTCCGAGTTCTGGAATGCCTGCCATCAGAGTTGAATTGCTGTCTTTGTGATCGCCTGGCCATTATTTTGACCCTGGAGAATGGCGTTGCGGATCGCATTGACGAGGTCGCCTTCGGTTGTAACGCTACCGTTTACAACAATGTTGACTGTTGATCCGCCCATCGATCCCATTCGATTAAGTGGAATCACCGCCTCTGGCCCTGCTTCACCGATCAGCGCTGTTGTCGGACTTGTAACAATGCCGCCCGTTGCCATTTTTGGGATGAATGGAATGCTGCCGGGATTAGCGGCTTGATATGCTGCCGCGCCTTGAGCTGCGTAACGAGCACCGGATAAAGCCTCAGCTAAAGGTGAACCTGCTTGAATGCCTTGTTGCAATGATGCATTTGCTATTGGATTTGTAAGCCTATTTGTACCGTCTAAACTTACACCACCGAGTGCTGCAAGATAAGCGTTAAGAGCTGCCAACGCTTTTATCCATGACTGTGCTGCCTGGTTACCGGGTGTAGGCCAAAGATCAGAAGGTGTTACTCCATCTGAAATTTTCTTCGCGTAATCTGCAACTTCTTTGTTTGTTAGCGCCCACTTGCTTGCGAGTTTAGTGATTTCTTGATCTGAAAGTTTGCCATCATTTAAGGCTGCAAAGAAATCAAGATATAATTCGGCTTGTGCTTTTGTAACTCCCCATTGGGCTGCAAGGGCATCGACTTCTTTTGTTGAAATCTTTCCGTCGTTAACTATAAAGATTGCGCTTGTGTAAGCAACAACGGCTTCTTTGCTGATTCCCCATAAACGAGATAGAAGAATGACTTCTTCTGTTGAAATTTTAGAATCTGCAACAACGCCGAGCAAGTCTGTGTATCGCTTGATCGCATCGTTTGCCTTGAGTTGCGCTTCAAGATTAGCAAGGATGCTCTTGACGCGCTCTGCTTCTTGGATGTTTGCTTGCTTGATAAGATTCAGGCGTGCTGCTTCAAGCTGGATCGGATCTGTTTCTGTAGTTGGTTTAACTCCTAGCTTGCGCAAGGCTGCAATGGCGTTCTGTGTCTGAATAAGTTTGAGATCTGCTGCTGTGAGCGCCTTTGTCTTTCCTAATGTTTTACCAAGGTTGATATTAAGGCCGCCAAGACTCTTTAGGAAGTCATCTGTCGTTGCATTTAATCCATCAAATGAGAATTCTAAATCTTCGCCATTTCCTTCGAGCTTTGTGATCTCACTATTGGCTTTTTTAATTCCAAAATAAAGACCACCGAGTGTGGCTGTAAATGCGGCAACGCCAGCGGCTGCTGCTGCGACTGAAATTCCGCCGGTGGCTGCTGCCTGTGCTGCGGCTGCGCCGATCGCTGCTGCTCTAATTGCCTGATAAGCCTTGACCAGTCCTTGTATCGCTGTAACGAATGCAATCACTTTGCTTGCTACGAATGTTGCTGCAAATATGGCGCCAAGTGTTACGAAGATTTCTTTATGCTTTGCTACAAATGCAAATACTTTGAAGATTGCAAATCCAAAGCCGACAATGGCCTTGATTGCCTGTGTCATAACAGCGACGAGTTTGTTTCCATTTTCTTGCAGGAATTTTTGTATTGCTGGAATAACTTTCGTCACCATGACTGTGAATAATTCTTCAAGCACTGGCATCAGCGCTGTGCCTAGTGTTTCTTTGGCTTCGTCGAATGCGATTGCCAAGCGTTTCATTCTAAATTCGAAGGTGTTTGCTCTAGTTGCTGCTGCTCCACCGAATGTCTTTGCGGTCAGTGCAAGAACGGCGTTGAGGTCTTTGCCCTTAACCATCGCATCCGTAATTGGCACGCCGAGATTCTTGAGCGCTTTGTAGTTTCCTTGCAGCGCCTTTGTTACTGCATTCGTTGCTGCGTCAAGGTCAACGCTGCCGCCTGCTGAAACATCAAGGGCCAAGCCTAGAAGTGCCTGCGCATCTGTGACTGATCCGGTTACTGAGGCGAGTTTCGCTAAAGCCGGACGAAGATTATCGTCGACTTCTCCGAATGTTCTTTGAATCCGATCTATCCACGCTTCTGTTGAGGCGATTGCAGAATCTGTTGCTCCTGTGGTGTTCTTGAGCGAATTGGCAAGAAGCGCCTGGGATTTTTCATCTGCGATCGCGGCCTTTACGGAGTCAATTCCTACTTTGATCGCGAATGCTGCGCTCGCTGCTGCTGCTAGTCCGAATGCCTTGCCAACTTTGCCTGCAAATTTATCGAAACTCTTGCCGAGCTTGTTGATATCTCTGGCTGCTGCCTTGCTGCCCTTATCTGAATATTGGGTAATAATCCGGGCGGTTACTGCGCCTATTGCCATGCTCGGTTATCCCTTCTTATCTTTGTTTAGATTGGCTTGCAGGGTCTTCTGTGCGTCGTCCATTGCTGATCTGATATTTGCATAAATCCGGGGGCGATCACGATCAATGACGGCCCATATTCCGCGACTGGCTTTGCGGAAGCGATCATTCAAATTACCGATCATCTTACGTCCGGTTGCCTGCCCTGGTGTCCTGCGTCCTGCAACTTCAAAGATAACGCCAGAGGCGGTCTTGTTGAAGAGTGCGCCTGCGCTGGTGGTGTAATCTGACCGCACCCGGCCTTCTGAGCGAGTTTTAATAATGCCCTGGCGAATTGCTTGCGGATCCCATGCCGGCCAGCCTTCGCCACCTCTAGTGCTCCTGCGTGGGTTCTTGGCGGCTGTCGTTCTCCAGCCACTCATTGGCGGTTTGTCTGGTATCTGCTCTTTGGCGTTATTTTCGGCCAGGCGCAGCTCGTCGTTGATTACTTTGTTAAGCCGACGAGCTGCATCCTTGTCGAATTTTTTCAAGGCGGCGGTGGTTTCTTTGATGCCGCTAATTACAACGACTTCATTGGCCATGTTTGTTTGCCGCCTTTGCCTTCTCCTTGAGATAGATCACAATCGCTTCAAGGATGCCATCTGGTGCATCGATTAATGAAATCGGATCTATTCCTGTCTCCACAGAAACTGCTGCTATTGAATATGTCAGGCTATCTCTGTGGATTCGGAATTTGGGTCTGTATCTAGTTGCACTCCTTCAAGCGTATCTAAGAATTCCGGGCCGAACGGTTTCACAATTACTCCGTTGGATTTAAGTGCAAGCCATCCGAGATAATAGATATGTTCGAGCTTCTGTTCTTCGCCGATAAGTTTGGCTAGGCCTTTTCCGTACTTCTGTTCGAAGTCGACGATGATGCGTGACGTAATGAGAACGTTTTTTCCACGCCATCAGTCGTCTTGACTTTGATATTTAATCCATCCATCTTTATTTCCCCCTATTTTCTTTAGGATGTTGCTTTGGTAATTGCGCCGGAGATCGGCCAAGTCACACTCGCTGTTGCTAATTCGCCGACGGATCCATTTAGAGGAGTCCATTCTGAAACTAGCGTAGAGAATGTGTATTGCGGATTTACTGTTGTTGTCGTTCCTGCTACTGGCTTTGCTACTACTGATACTGCTGTTCCCAGTAACGGATAGATTGTTTGCTCAACGCTTGATGTTGCGTAATCCTGATGGAATTCAAACGTTACAGAGTTGTCTGCAAGTCCGGCCACACGTGTCTTTGCTGTGTTACCGAATGCAGTTGTCTCGACAATGTCATATGTTGAATTTAATGTGATTGACGCGATATGGTCGCTCAGATCAGTTGATCCAAATACAACAGATGCGTTTGTTAGTACGAGTCTTGCCATTATGCGACCGCCTTAGTGATTGCTCCGGTGACTGGCCAAGTCACACTTGCTGTGGCCAATTCTCCAACGGATCCGTTAATCGGAGTCCATTCTGAAATTATAGCGGAGAATGAATAACTTGGATTGAACGCGCTAGTAGTACCGCCGTTTGGCTTTACTATCACAGCTGATGCTGTTCCGAGAAGTGGATAGATTGTCTGTTCCACTTCGCCTGTTGCGAAGTCCTGATGAAATTCGAGCGTTACTGAATTGTCTGCCAAACCAGCAACGCGAGTCTTTGCTGTTACTGAAAATGCTGATGTTTCAACTACGTCACGTGATGTATTTAGTGTTACTGATGCGACCAAATCGCTCAGATCCACTCCGCCGACGGAGATAAATGCGTTAGTGAGAACTATGCGAGCCATTATTTTGTCGCTCCTTCTTCTGCTTTGATTGTGATGGATGGGCTTTGTGGTGCTGTATTACTTGCTTTGATGTGGTTGCCGGCGATCAGAGCTTCTGCGCTGACTCCTGCATCTTGCAATTCTTCGGCTGTGAGCGTGTCGCCTGTGGTCTTTCCGCAGACTTCTCGGTTTGAGATTACTGTGTATGTCATGTCGGTTCCTTATCCGTAGATTGTTAGGCGGTATCGGTACGAGAGAAATGTGTTCGATTGTGAGTCGTATGTTCCGGACTCTGCGCCAATCACTCGCAATGTCTGGCATGTTCCGCCTAGCGTTCTATCTCCTTCTATTGCTGCTTTGATAGATGTTGCCCCTGTTCCTGCAAGGTATCCATCGAGCGCATCCTGGCCTGCTCGCTCTGAGAAGCGCTGGACGATCACATAAATATCAACGTTTGCTTGATCTAATCCCCGGGCGTTATCAATATCAAATGTAAAGTCTAGCTGGCCCACGATCGCGCATGGCGGCGTTACTGGTTCCGGGATCACATCGTAGGCGCGAAGCCCTGAGATGGTTTGAAGTCTTGTCTTCAATGCGTCGCGGACTTGGCTTGGTTGCAT